TCAAGCAAGCCAAGCCCCTTTGGTTGTTACAACAGGACATATCGCGCTCTTTCAAGCAACCGTAGTCTTGCCAATGATCGTGGGGTTTTACTTCACACCTGGAGGACGAAGATAACACTTTTTAGACGTAGCAAAAGACAGCCTCGTGCGCGGGACAACTGACCGACTAGCAACGACTAATAATACTAACACTAATATTAACTCTATAAATAGGAGAACTTAAATTATGGCTAATGAGGGTTTAACCCAACCATCACGCGTCGGTCAGATTAATTCAACAGGAGGAAGTTTCGCTAACGATAACGCCCTCTTCTTGAAGAAGTTTGCTGGCGAAATTCTAACCACGTTTGAAGAGAACAACATCTTTAAACCTCTTCACACTATCCGTACCATCGAGAACGGTAAGAGCGCTCAATTCCCTGTTACAGGTATTGCAACCGCTGGTTACTACACTCCTGGTCAGAACATCGCCGAAGAAGGCGGAACTGGAAGTAGTAAATACTTGAGCGACATCAAGAAGAACGAAGTTGTTATCACTATTGATGACGTGCTTCTCGCTTCCACGTTCCTCGCTTCTATCGACGATGTAAAGAACCACTACGACATCCGCTCTGTCTACGCTAGCGAACTCGGTAAGGCTCTTGCCCTTCGTTTCGACAAGCAGATTGCTAAAGTGTTCTGTTCTGCCGCTCGTGAAACTTCCGCTAAAATCACTGGTGGAAACCTCGGTGGTATTCTCGACGTATCCGCTAACGCAATGGGAACTGGCGCTGATAGCGCTGACGACTCATCTAACGTTGATCCTACTGGTGCACAGCTTGTTGCCGCGTTGTTTACAGCCGCTAAACAGCTTGACCAGAACGACGTTCCTGAGTCCGACCGCTTCTGCGTTCTTCCTCCAGCCGAGTATTATAAGCTCATTACTGGTGGTTCTGGTTCGTTGGTAATCGGATCTTCTGCCGTCAATAAAGACGTCGGTGGACTTGGTTCGCTTGCTTCTGGAACTGTTCCTCAAGTAGCTGGTATCAACATCTTTAAGTCAAACCACGTACCTTCGGGTAACTTGGCGGCTCAAGACGCTGTTGACGCTGGAGGTTCTAACGACGTGTTCGGCGGCGGAAACGGGTACAATGCAGACTTTACCAACACTATCGGTATCGTTGCACACCCATCGGCTGTTGGAACTGTTAAGCTTCTTGATCTTGCGACTGAGTCCGAGTATCAGATGGAGCGTCAAGGAACTCTGTTTATTGCAAAGTACGCTATGGGTCACGGAATACTCCGTCCAGAATGTGCTATTGAATTACAGAAGTAGTCCTTTCTTGTTTGGTTGTGTTTGGGGGGCGAGGGTTTTTTATCATTTCGTTTTGACCTCGCTCCCCTCACACGACTAACATATCTTTTAAAAATCATTCATAAATTATATGGCACTTACATCGAAGCTTGAAGCGATCAATACAATGATAGGCGTGATAGGAGAAAGTCCTGTTAACACTATCAGCGGTAGTAGTTTACCCGTTTCCGTGGTTACCGCTTTAAACGTCCTTGATGAAGTCAATAGAGAAGTCCAATCGGAAGGTTGGCACTATAACACCGAGCATATTTATCCGCTCACTCGTACATCAGCTAATAAGATTGTACTCCCAACAAACACGCTTAAAATCGACGTACCCATCGACAAGTACAACGACATAGACATCGTACAACGTGGTAATAACCTGTACGACAGAAAGAATCATACCGACGTTTTTGACGAAGACTTAGACGTCTCTATCACTTTTGAACTTACCTTTGAAGAACTACCACAACAATTTAGAAATTACATCACGATACGATCTGCTCGTAAGTTTGCTAATCGCTTTCTTGGGTCTCCTGAGATCGAGAGTTTCACGCTTCGTGACGAGATTAACGCGAAAGCTACAGCGATAGACAGCGACAGCGAAAACGCAGATCGTAATATCTTTGACAACTACGACGTATTACGCGTTGTTGATCGATAGACATGCCGTTACTTACTACTTCTGTACCGAACCTCGTTCAAGGTGTATCGCAACAGCCTGACAATCTACGGTTTCCTGGACAAGCTGAAAGCCAAGTAAACGCGATAAGCTCTGTTGTTGAAGGACTTACGAAACGTCCAAGTACCGAACACGTTAAAGACCTGTTTAGTACGCCGCTTCAGAACGACGCTTTAATCCATTTTGTAGACCGTGATGATACGAATAAGCACGTCATGTGTTTTAATAATGATAGCGGTACGACATCAGTAAGTATTTTTAATTTGTCGTTAGGAACATCCATTCCTGTGACAAGTATAAGCAGTAGCGCTCAAGCGTATCTTAACGGTGCGACTGATCCGATCAATGATCTTCGTGCTTTAACGGTTGCTGATTACACCTTTGTATCGAACAAGAAAACGACGGTATCATTAGGTACTGAATTGTCAGAACCATTGGCTAAAGAAGCTTTGCTATTTGTTAAACAAGGCGCTCAAGGTAAAGATTACAGCGCTAAGATTAACGGCGTGGTATCTACTATTAACAACAGTTCTAGTTCTGACTCAGGTACAATCGCGCAAGACCTTGCAACCGCGATAAACGCATCGTTTCCCGTAACGGGTACGTACTTACAAAGTATAACAGTTGCTAACGGAGGTAGTGGTTATACACTTGCGAATTGCGTAGTAGATGACTTACCTAATTATAACGATTACAAAGTAGAAATAGAGTTTAAACAAACGGGTGGAGGTTCTGGAGCTAAAGGAACAGCAATCATTTCAAACGGTGTTATAACAGGTGTTAACTTGACATCTGTAGGTACAGGATACGTTGCGGGGGTTGCGATACAGCCTGTAATTACCGAATGGGGATATAAATTTCAACAAGTAGTTGGTAGTTCAAGCTTTAATTTTGTAGCTGGATGGCTAAATATTTCGGATATTTACACGTTAAAAAGGCTGTTCGGTGTTATTAATACAGGAGGTCCAGTTGATTATCGCGCGTCTGTAGGAGAAGCGGGCGCTGTAAACGCAACCTTTTCTGTTAGCTCAAGCGACATAACGACAGGTGGAACAATTACAGCGACGCGTGAAGGAAGTCTTGTAAAGATTACAAACGCCGTAACATCGGATTTTACCGTGACCACTACCGACGGTTTATCGAATACAGGTCTACAATCGATTTATAAAGAAGTTGATTTCATTACCGACCTACCGAAAGCTTGTTTTAACGGTTTCCGTGTAAAGGTAAGAGGTGACGCGGAACTTGACCAAGATGATTACTTTGTAGTTTTTGAAACTAAAGATAACGAAGACTTTGGCGAAGGTTCGTGGATAGAAACCGTTGGTTGGGCTGAAGATAGAAGTGCAAGTGGACAAGGAGGTAGTGAGAAATTAGGCTTTAACGACGCTTCGTTACCGATACGCATCCTTCCTAACCCGTTAAATTCGGCGGGAGAAATAACAGGATACACGATTAGAACGTCGCCTTGGAATAATAGAGGAGCGGGTAACTTAAAAACTAATCCAGCACCCTCTTTTGTAGGTAATAAAATAAACGACATCTTTTTCTTTAAGAACAGGCTTGGACTGTTAACCGATACATCCGTCGTCTTTAGCGAAGCTGATTCGTATTTTAACTTTTGGAGAACGACTACCCAATCTCTTCTTGACTCCGCTCCTATCGATGTAGGAGTTGCACACACGAAGGTATCGACGCTAAAACACGCTATACCGTTCCAAGAAAAGTTATTGTTGTTCGGTCCACAATCGCAATTCGTACTGCGTGGTAATCAGATACTTACACCTAAAACGGTTAATATCTCACCTGTTACCGAGTACAATGCGAATACAAAGATACGACCTTTAGCGCTTTCTAACTTCGTGTATTTCAGTTTTCCACGCGGTACAAGCGAAGGAGTATATGAGTTCTACGTAGATAACGATACGGACGTGTTTGACGCGTCTGAAGTAACGGCTCAAGTTCCCACTTATATAAAAGGAAGTCTTAGGGGTTTGGTCGGTACATCTACAGAAGACTTAGTCATCGCATCTTCTGATAACAATTTAAAACAGCTTTATATCTACCGTTACTATTGGAACAATAAAGAAAAGATTCAATCTGCTTGGCAACGTTTCGACTTTGCAAACGACGTGTTAGGCGTCGGGTTTATGGATTCAACGCTTTATCTAATAACAAACGACGGTACAAAGACGAACCTTGAACGCATGTTTGTCGCACCCGCACACGTCGATGGAACGAAGAATTATTCTATCTTGTTGGATCGTCGAGTTTCAAGTTCAGTATTAGGAAAATCGTACAGTACATCCACGAAGTTAACGACTGTTACAGGTATGCCGTATGATCCAGTTAACGCTGTTGTGTACACGCTTGAAGGCGTACGCTTACCTATTACTCGTGTATCTAGCTCTTCGTTTACTGTTAACGTTGACATATCAAGCGCTGACTTCTTTGTTGGTCTTGAATACGATATGGAGTACGAGTTCTCGTTACAGACGCTGAAGCAACCGACAGAAAAGGGCGGACGAAGCACAAGTAATTTTACAGGTCAGATGCTGAAGAATGGTTCAGTTGAATATTCTGACACAGGACACTTTACGGTTGAAGTGACGCCTAAATATCGTGACACTTATTCTTATGCGTTTAATCCTTCGGTTTTAGGCGCTGATTCAGTCGTCGGTTCTCTCGTCCTGGATGATGGAAGCTTTAGGTTTCCGATACATTCCAAGCACGATGAATCGACGATTAAGATAAAATCTTCATCAGCGTTACCAGCTCATCTATTATCAGCAGAGTTTGAAAGCTTTATACATGCCCGTTCAAGAAGATACAGCTGACGATGTATATGTGTACGACGATTGTACGATACATCCCGCCGTGGGTGAGTTTGATTGGTTACCGTTATACGAAGACATGCGTACCCAAGATATGTTAGAAATAATAGGATTGGGACAGCATCCAAGAACAGCGCTTCAAGAAAGCTACAGGGTATCAGAAGAAGCGTGGACGATACATATGCCTGACTTGCGTGTCGTTGGAAGCTTTGGCGTGTCTCAAGCGATCCGACAACCACACGTCGGTGTCATATGGTTACTTGGTACGCATCGTATGCACCTTATTAAAAAGACTTTCATTAAACATTCTAAGCACTGGATAGATCGACTCATGGGCGATTATAACGTACTGACAAATTATGTCATGGAATCAAATGAGCTTTCAGTCCGTTGGTTAACGTGGTTAGGCGCGACCTTCAGCGACGTTGGTATTGACGGTTATCAACAATTTCATATTTACAAAAATAACAATTCTTAATTATGTGTGATCCTATTTCGATAGCTACAACAGCAATTGGCGCGACTTCAGCGGTGGCTCAATATTCGGGGCAACGACAACAGGCGAAGCAACAAATGGCGTATCAAAGGCGAGCGTCTATTGCCGAGCAAAAACGCGCTCAACAAGAACAGATGTCTATACGTATGCGTCAAGGTCAGGAACAGGAAGCGACTGCACGTGAGATCAATGAGATGTCTAAAAAGGCACGTGAAGCATCTGCTACCGCAGTGGTAAGCGCGGGTGAGTCAGGTGTGTCAGGACTTTCTGTTGATGCGTTGTTAAATGATTACACCCGTCAAGAACTTGCGTATAACATGGGAATTACGCGTAAACAAGAGATGAAGGACGTACAAACTGGACTTGCGTTGACGGACGCTGGCTTTCGCACGGTGAACAATCAGATTGGTATTAACCGCGTCGTGAGTAAACCTGGTTTCCTTGAAGGTGCGTTAAGCATCGGTAGTAGCGCGATAAGTGGCGCACGTACAGGTCTCGACCTTAAAAGATCATTAACATCATAATATGGCTACTAAACAACGACTTCAAGTCCAAGACTTAGCGGACGCCCCTAACCTTCAAGCGACGATACAAAGCGGTGGTAACTATCGTGTAGCCGTGCAACAGGCGGGTGATAACAAGATGTTACAGCTTGCTAGGTCGTTGGAAAAAGTTAATCCGATACTACAGAACTATGCGGCGTTTAAAAAAGAAGAGGGAGATTATCAAAAAGGTAAAGGTGAACAGTTCTTTGCCGAAGACCCAGAAAAAGCAATAGCGTCTTTAGATGCCCGTAGGAGTAACACCAAACAACAGCTTCGTAAACTTGCAGAAAAAGGCGTAATAGACGAACGATCTAATCCTGACTTTTTATTAGGTATTAAAGCGGCAAGCAGTAAGTCAAAGGCTAAAGAATTTAGACGTCAGTTATTAACCAACCCAGAAGCTTTACAATCGGACGATCCAGTAGGGTACGCACAAGATGCGATTAAAGGTTTTTACGATAGTATAGACAGCGCCTACGCTCGTGAGTCAGTTAAACCGTTGCTTGATTCGATTTCAAACGAGTTTATAAGTACCGTTACAAGACGCGAGCAAGACCTAGCAATCGCTCAAGGTAAGACGGATTGGTTAGGTTCTATAAGCGACGAAGTAAGCGCTTGGACGCGTAATCAATTCGACATTAACGACCCTGTGTTTAAAGAGTGGATAGACGACGGTGCTGGTTCTTTTAAAGGTAGTCGTAAGTACGCTCTTGATAACTTATTTAAGCCAGCCATTACGGATATGGTTGAACAAGGTAACACGGCTGGTGCGATGAAAAAGGTCATGGAATTAAAGAAGTGGAAGATTAACGATAAGGGAGCAAAGTTTGCTAACACGGAAATCTTAAACAGCTTAGACGAGCTTGAACGCAGTATATTATCTAACGGTCAATATTTCACTAACTTGGCTATTACGAGTTATAACACGAATAAAACAAACGTATCAGAACCTTTTGAAACGGAGTTCCAACAGCGTTTAAATAACGATGAACCAATAACAGATGCGTTTTTAAACGACTGGTCAACACGTGTTCGTACATCCTTTACCGAGAATAACGTTAAACCTTCAGATGCAGAACGCTTAATTGCAAAGATGCGAGAAGAAGCGAATAAAGCGTATAACAGAGAAAGCGAAGCTAATGCTGTCACTAACCCCGATGTGTATGCGGAGATTCGTAAACAATTAGAATTAGGTCTTGATGTAAGCGACTATCTAGAAAGTTATAAAGACGAGTTGTCACTTACTGATTATAAAGAACTATTAAAAGCTAACGGTAACGAAACTGACTTTCAAAAGAATGTTATGTCTCGATTCGCTGTGCGCGATTACACGGATATAGTTGAAACGAATTTCAGCAACACGACGATTAAAGGAAGTATTCCTATCGCTAATAAAGATACAAACTACGTTAAAGAACTGCTTGGACTTGCTAAAGGAAATACCGTTCCCCCGCAAGCTTTACAAGTGTTAAGCGCTGACATTAAATCGCTATGGAGTAACGAGTTACGACGATACAGAGACCGCACAAGTCAGTTACCCAACATAACACCCGATGAATTATACAAGAAAATTGATGAAGAAGCGGGTAACATTTACAGCGGTTTAGAACTTAAAATTGAAGAGCGTGTAAAAGAGCGTTTAAAAACAGGTAATTTTAATATCGGTTTAAAGCAAGCTGATTGGGAGAAGTACCTAAAAAGGGACGACACAGAAACAATTCCTAATATATTAACTAAGATGGGGTTTGATGAAAATGACAAAAAAGGACGACTAGATTTTGTTAAACTTTATATAGAAAAACAACTGCATATGTCGTACGTAGATTTTATTAACGAGTATATAAAATAAACAACTTTAATTATGTCTGATAAATTATTTTTTGATAGCTTGCCTGAGTTTCGAGACGCTGACAGTACTTCCACTCAGCCACGTAACGAAAAACCTTATGTCGATCCCGAAACGGAAGAAGCGTCAAACCTGTGGCGCGAAGGAAGCGCGATGGCTCTCGAAGTAGGCGCGCCTATGGCGACGGGTATTGCCTTTGCTCCGTTATTAGCCGCTGGACCTTTTGGTGTTGCTGGTTATATAGGCGCTCAATTAGCAAGTGGATTAAGCTCGAACTACGGCGCTCAAAAAATAAGAGACCCCGAAGCGGACTACAACGTACCCGAAGGTGCGGCGGCGGGAGTGTTCTCTGCTATTCCAGGTTTTAACGCCGCTAAAGTTGCCAAGTTCGGTAAGTTAGGAACAGTAGCTGTAAGAGGTGCTGAAGGCGCTGTAATGGGTGGTGGTGAAGCTTTATTCCGTCAGTCGTTAGAAATGATGGAAGGAAGTAGAGAAAACTTGAGTCCTTTTGAAATAGGTTTTGGAAGCGTAATAGGCGGTAGTATAGGCGCTGGATTAGGACGTATTGAAGCGTCAAGTATGATTAATCGTATGGGCGTGTCTACAAGCGATGCACAGAAGATACAACAACGTATGGAAGGCGCTGTAGCTGAACGTATTACAAGAATTGATAACTTGTTTAAGAAAAATCCAGAGCTAAAGGACGGAGAAATGGGTAAGCTTTTACTGAAAGAAAAGGCAGACTTAACCGAACAATTAACCGTCGTATCTAAAACCGATAAAGAATACATCGAAAGTTTAAGAGCAAAGGCACAAGAAGAAAAAGATAAGATTTTAAAACAGTTTGACGACTTCCAAAAGGCTAACCAAGAACAACCGAAGGTCGGCGAAGACACGGTGTTAAAGCCCGAAGGAGACGCGCCTAAAGCGCCAGAACCTACCGTCGAACAACCCGAAGTAACCGCCCCTAAAGCGCCTTCTAAACTTACCGCCGAACAGAAGATCGAAGCGCTTGATCGCATGAATATGAGCGACGATGACTTGACCGCTTTTATCGACGGTAAGACCGACATTCTACCTGTTAACATTGGAGCGTTTACTGACTCTGAAGATATACAACGTTCGATGGCGGCTGTCTTAGAACAAGTTGAACAAGGGTTTAAGAAACGTCGTATTAAGACCGATAAAAAATCTTTAATTGAACAAGCGGCTAAACTGCGCAGTCAACTCGACCCGTCAGTTGATCCGTTAGATTACTCGAAGCAGATCGCAAAAGAATCAGAAGATATAATATTTAAAACTGTCGTTGCTGATTCTATGACTTTCCACGCGTTTAAAGATTGGAATAAAAAGATGGCAAGCGGTTTGAACTTTGACGATCCAAAAGTCATAAACGATTTAATGGCGGACTTAGATCGCCTTGGTGAGTTTGCTGAGGCGTCAGGTACGATAGGAAGTTCTGCTGGTAAGTTGTTACAGAGCCGTAAGGTATTTCGCGATCAAATCGCCGCTGTTGTAAGTACAATGGAAAAACAATCTAAGAAGGTTGAAAAAGAACTTACAGGAGAACTTACTAAATACTCGAAAGATTTAAAACCCGAACAACTAAAAGAACAATTAGAAAAACTTGGAGGTCTTAAAGCGCTTCGTGGTTTTATGAATGAGCTTAGACTTGTTCGTGACCCAGCTAAACTTGGTCGCTTATTAGAGATAAGTCGTAAAGGTCCGTTTGAAAAGATCAAAGAAGCTTACGTTGAATTACGTTACGACATGATGTTAAGCGCTCCAACGACCCAAGGCGCGGCTTTTATGGGTAATAGTTTGATGAGTTTATACTCGTTGTCTAACCAAGCTATAGGCGGTTTATTGACAGGTAACTTACAAGCAACAAGAATGGCTGTAAACACGGCAAAGAATTTATTGTTTTCATTACCTGACGCTTATAACGCGGCGAAAGTTGCGGCTAAGAACTCGAAAGGTCAAATGGCTTTAAACTCTCATTACGAGAAGATAGGCGGTAAAGCCTTGTCGATGGAAGAAACAGGCATCAAAGGCGCTTTAGGTGAGTCGATAGAAAACTTCGGTGAGCTTGTAGCGTTTGGTCCTAAAGGTCTTGTTTTTCAAGATGAGTTTTATCGTCACTTATTTGCAAAAGCGCAAGTTAAGTCGCTACTAACTGAAGAATATAATCAACTTATTAAGTCTGGTAACGCTCCTGTAGGTAAGCTTGATGAATACATCGAAGGTAAAATGTCACGCTATTTTGTTGATGGTCAACGCTATAAAACAAAAGACGACGTTAACATGGAAGCTGTTACTCAGGCACGTGAACAAGGTTTAGAAGGCGATGAAGCAGTTGAATTTGTCAAACAATACACAAGCGATAACTGGAATAATAAACTTTCAAGCGAGATGGAGTATCTTCGTGATTTTGGTGACCGCATTACATTTCAACAAGACTTGAGTAAAGAGTATGGATTGTTTGAAAGTATGGGTTCACGTGTACAAGACGCTCGTAACAAAAGTTTTGTTGTGCAGTACATCATGCCGTTTATTAAGACACCTGTTAACATCTTTAAAGAAGCTGGTGGTTCAGCAAGTTTATTTGCCGAGACGCCTGTAATTGGTAAACTGTGGGCGCGTAGTAAAGCTGAATTTAACAGCGATAATCCGTTAATACTCGCTCAAGCAAGAGGAAGGCAGTTAGTAGGGGCTGGTCTTTGGTCTAGTGCTTTATACCTAGCTGACCAACAGATTATAACAGGAAGCGGACCACAAGATTACAAAGAACTACAGAATAAAAAGAACACAGGTTGGAAGCCTAATGCTATTAATGTAACCGCCGCTCAACGTATGTGGAAAACAGGAGACAGCCAAGGCGATCAACCTGGAGATACATACGTTAGTCTCCAACGCGCTGACCCGTTAGCTACAATTACAGGTTTATCTGCTGACTTATTAAGATTAAGCGAAGATAACGACATGCCTGAAGAGTTAGTAGCTTATTTAGGCAATACTGCTATGATGGCGATGACAAGCGCTGTTGGACAGAAGAGTTATTTAGAAACTGTAGGAAGCGCGTTACAGGCGTTGACTAATGGTCAAGTAGACGCTGATGACGCTAATTGGTTAAATTCATTTCTTGAAGAAATAGCACGAGGAAATACACCAGCTATTTTAAACACTCTTAATCGTAGTAATGATCCAGTTATGCGTGAAGTAAACGGACCGTTTGAAGCGTTGTTAAATCGTCTTCCTGGCTTTGCAGAAACGCTTGATCCTAAAAGAGATGCGTTTGGACAGGTCGTAAAATCAGCGGGTAGTTCGCTACAACGTCAAGTAAACTCAATTAGTCCGTTGGCTATTACCGAAACAACGACCGATAAAGCGTCTCAGATTATAAATGAGATACAAGGGCGTTATGACTTTCCTCCTTCGGATAAAAAGATTCCAGGATTAGACTTAAAAGATATTAAAGTTCCAGGGACTAAGCAGTCGCTTTATGATCGCTGGAAACAAATATACTCGCAATCTGACGTTAAAGGCGCTGTAATTGAAGCGTATGAAAACCCAGACTTTCAACAGATGTCTAGAGTACGTTCTGGTTCGCCTTTAAGAGATTTACAAAAGGAAACAATTAATAACGTGTTGTATCAATATAGAGAACAAGCATTTGGCGAACTTATTGATGAATACCCCGAGCTCTTAGATCAATATGAGTATCAAGGCGAATTACAGCAAAAGCAAATAGAAGGGGAAGAACTACCGTCTGATATGGTATCGCCTTCCCTTCGTCCATTACTTAACCAATAACATATAAAGAATCATAAATCATGGCTAACACATTTGAAGATTACACAGTCTCGACCTCGACGTCGCTTTTCAATATTACATTTGAATACCTCGAAGAAGCTCATATCGTCGTTGAAATCGACGGTGTAATACAAGCTACATCTACATACTCGATTGTTGCTGGATCGCCTAACAAGGTCTCCTTAAACACGCCTGTAACGTCGGGAGTCGTGCGTATTAGACGCGATTCAAACGCCGATTCAGACGCGCCTTTCGTAGACTTTGTAAACGGTTCTGTGTTAACTGAGACGGATCTCGATAAGTCGTATCGTCACAATCTTTATTTAAACGAAGAAATCGGTAACTTGAACCAGCAGTCCTTACAGAAGCAAGCTGGTGCAAACCCCGAAGTATGGGACGCTAAAACGTTAAAGGTTGTTAATGTTGCTGATCCAACGCTCGTACAAGACGCGGTAACTAAGAACTACGTCGATACACAGATCAGTAACACGGTTACAGCTTCTTCGACGTTACCCGTCAAAACGACCTTTACAGGCGCTGGAAGCGCAACCTTTACCTTTAGCGCTGGTATTACATTGGCAACAGCAGAAGCGTATGAAGTGGCAATTGACGGTGTACTTCAAGAACCTACTACAGCTTACACGCTCGATGCAGACGCTAACACAATAACTTTTACATCGACGCCTCCGACGGGTTCTAACATTGTTGTCGTACAACGTGGTTATGCCGTGCCAGCTGTTGATGGAAACTTAAAAATACACGGAGCATTGGAATCAACAAAAGATCGACAAACAGGGTCGCCCGAAGGTGGTCAGTTAATACTGCGCAGTTCTAATTCTAGCGGTTTTCGTTGGAACATTGATAATCAATCGTCGAGTAGTTTGTTAAGATTCTTTTCATCGGATGATGCTGGGTTATTTGCGGGTACAACTTGGCTTACTCTCGATACTACAGGTCTTCTTTCGTTATATGGTTTACCTACTTATGCTGACGATTCAGCGGCGGGTACTGGCGGTTTAGTCGCTAATAACGTTTATAAAACAGCTACAGGCGAACTTAGAATTAAAACTTAAACCACCACTATATATGGCAATTACACAGGCACATTCTCGCATGGTATCAGATTTAGACGCTGGTTCTACCTACTTAACTTCTTCATCGATTGGAACGTCAGCACCTTTAGACGTCGGTACATCGGCTAACAACGTCGTACAACTCGACGGTTCAGCGAAGCTACCAGCAGTTGACGGATCAGCTTTAACGAACGTTAGCGCGGGTAAAGTATTACAAGTTGTAAACGCATCTATAGGCACACTCCTGACAGGGACTACTGCGATGTCAAACGACAATACAATCCCACAGAACACCGAAGGAGATGAAATACTTACCGCGTCTATAACGCCCGCTAACGCATCTAACAAACTACTTATCGAGTTCAGTACGATAGCTGGCGGTTCAGCCGCGACTTGGATCGCTGGAGCGTTGTTTCAAGACTCAACTGCAAACGCGATTGCGGCGACCGCTAACTACTGTCCAGCGGCTGGTGGAGCGTGTGCATTACCGTTTAGTCACTACATGACTGCGGGTACAGCTTCTGCGACGACGTTTAAAATACGCATCGGTATACAAGGTTCTGGAACAGTTACAATTAATGGTAACGGTGGAAATCAGACAATGGGAGGCGTTGGAGCTACCACTTTGACTATAACCGAAATAGCCGCCTAATACCGATGACCGAACAAATCTCCCACTTCCTTGACACGGCGCTTGCAATCGCTATTGGCGTGTTTGGTTGGATATTCAAGAAGTTCGCCGATAGACTCGACAAGGACGAGGATCGCTT